CGAAGGAGGTAAATGTATTGTTTTTCAAGCACCACCTAAAGATATCTCTAATAAAATCTATAAACATGATTCTAAATGTATTAAATTTACACCTGAAACAACTAAATGTAATGCCAATCCTATAGAATAGCGTTTTAATTTACTTATTGTTTTCTAAACTTTTTTATAATGACTGAACCCGAAACTTCAATTGAACAATTATCAGACAATAGAGAATCTACTGAAAATGGAACAATTATAGATGAAATTCTTCAAGAAATAAATAAATCTACACCTGAAGGTCAAGAACCTCCTACATTGACAACACCTCAACCCAATATATCATTTAATGAAGAAACTCCTATACAAGAACAAATGCCTCAGCAGCAAATGCCTCAACAGCAAATGCCTCAACAGCAAATGCCTCAGCAGCAAATGTTCCAAGAACAAGAACATCCTAAAGAAGAATCTGTAGAAATAAGGGCAACTATTGACGCAACAACAGACACATTAGGTTATTTAAAAGATAATATTTTAGATGAACTCAAATTACCATCTGTTGTATTAATTTTATTTGTTATATTAAGTAGTTCTAGAATAGACGGTTTATTTGTAAAAACCCATAGTAACTTTTTTATTGATTCTTCGGGATCTCTAACATTTCCTTCTATTTTTATTAAAGCAATCTTAGCAGCACTCATATTTTACATTTTTAAACTTTTTGTTTAAATTGATTTTAGCCCTTATTGTTTTAAAAAAAAATAATATATATAATATATACAAATGAAACTTGTTGAAGAATATGGAGTATACGCTTTAGGTGTAGTAGTTACACTTTATCAAATAAAATATCCATGCAATATGAGATTATATTATGGTATGGTTGCTTTTGCGGTTTGTATGATAGTATTTAAACAGTTTAAAGAATCTCTACTTGTAGGTTTAGTAGTTGCTATATCATGTGACATCTTTAAAAAGTACATCAGAGCATCGGTTGAAGGATTTAAAGAAGGAGCATCAGACGATGAAGAAGAAGAAGATTTTTCAGAAGAATTAGCAGAAAAAGATTTTGATGAATACATTAACATACAAGAAACATACAAAGAAAATGTAGGAAGATTAGATCCTAAAGCATTATCTAAAATGACTGCCCAAACAGAAAAATTTATGGGTCAACAAAAAGAATTACTTAAAGTAGTTGAACAATTAGGTCCATCCCTTAAGGAAGGTATGAGTATGTTAAAAACATTCGGAAATCTTAAAGAATCAATAAATCAATAAATAATTAATTAAATAATAAATAATATTAATTAAATATTATTTATAAATAAATGGGAACTTTACAGGCAGTTATAGTATTCATTGTTGGATATATAATAATAGATAAAATAGATGCAATAATAGATAGAATGGGTGAATATAAAACTATTAAAGGTATTATAGAAAATGTGCTTATCGCACCAGCAACCAAGAATAAGCAACAAAAATTTGCATTATATATACTATTAATATGTATAGTAATATTGCTAACTTTTCTTTAAATTTTTTTTAAAAATTATTAAAATTATAATATAATTTTAATATATATAAATGACAGAATATGATCCCTTTTTTAAGTATACTTTAAAACCGGCCTCTCAAAATGATCCAGTACCACAGTGTATTAAAGTACCAGATGATCATTCAAAATGTAATTATTCTGAAAAAAGAACCAAAAATAGATTTGCTTATGAAGCTCCTTTTAACATGAAACTATACAATGATAATAAACCAATACACTATTATGAAGGAGTAAAAAGTAAAGGATTTCCTCTAGCAAATGATAATACAGGAACATACTATCCAGTTTCTGAATTAGATAAAGCAGCGCCACCATTACATATTTTAGACAATGGGAATTTAGAATGCTCTAAACCTAAATTTAAAGAAGGAGTATTTAATAACTATAATCCGTGTGAAAAAATGAAGGTCGACTGCTGTGAATCTACAGGAACATGCTCTTTTAATAGATGTAGTCAACCAGATCATCGTTTTGGTATGGCCGAAAGTGTTTACAAACAATTTCCAGAAAACTATGAAAACTATCAAAGACATAACTGGTGGAAAAATCTATCTTCTCCAGAATTTATTAAGAATGGAGACTATAAGTATGTAACCAAACAACAGTGGACAAGCACCCCCTGGAGTTTAGAAAGATACGCTGCTCCTAAAGAATGTCCAGAAGACCACTTTGAAGAATGGAGAACAGATGCAGACAGATGTCATAGTGAATATAAAATCTGTCATAACTTATTTAACAATATGACTCGTAGGAAAAGTATATTATGAACTTCAACGATTTCAATATTGACCTTTTAAACTACGCCTTTGTAAATAAAAACATCAAAGAAGTTTTTTATAATCATAAAAAAACTCTAGAATTGTGGACACCTGTAGTATTTGTTAACAAAATTAAGGATTCATATAAAACGGAGTATATACAATTCGATTTAGATGAGTATCCGAGATTTCTAGAATTAATTAAATGTATAGATTTACATGCTATGATATTAAATGATATAACAGAAGATACAAAAGATAAATTTAAATCTAGTTTGTATAATTCTAAGTTATCTTGTAAGATTCCAATGAAGAAACATATAATTCAGACTAAAGTATCTGTAAATAAATTTCCAGGGGTATTAAATGATTTAAGACACAATGATAAAGCAAGTTGTTTAATATATTTAGATCAAGTATATACAGATAATTCAGTTACCCTTAAATGGAAAATAAAAAGGGTTTGCGTTTATAGAAATGATAAATAATACATGAATAAATTAAAATGTCATTCAGTGTAAAAAAAATTAAGGATGTTAATCTCCCAAGTGTAATGTATGAAACCCCCAGTAAAGTAAACAGTTATTACCAGAGTAAAATAGAGTATCAAATGAATGGTAAAATGAAACCTTTAATGATACAAACACCCCATTGTTTAAGTTTATCAGATTTTTCAGAAGATAAAAAGTTTTTGACTATAGAATTAGAAATAACTACAGAATTATATGATTTTTTTATTAATCTGGACGAACAAAATGCTGAAATAGCATTCCTAAACTCTAGTAGTTGGTTTAAACAAGAAATTCCTAAAGATGTTATAGATGACTATTATAAACCAAGTGTTAAACCGTTCAAAGAAAATGCTACTCCTAAATTAAAAGTTAAGATTCCATATTATAATGGGGAGTGTCAAACAAAAATATATGACAACCGTAAAAATATTATAGGATTAAAGGATATTCCTATAGGCTCTAATATACTTTTAATATTACACATTAATGCGATTCGGTTCTTAAAACAGAATTTTTATACAGATACTTATGTGACGCAAATTAAGGTTTGTTATAAAAAAGATGATTTTACTATTCCAAATGTTTGTATAGTTGATGATGACGCTCCTGAAAATGAATTTAATGTTGATGATCTTATAGATTCTGAAAATATTTCAGAACCAGTTGGAGAATCTTTAGAATTAGAAAATGAAGAACCGATTGGAGAATCTCAAGAAATTCCTGAAGAACCGATTGTAGAACCGATTGTAGAACCGATTGTAGAACCGATTGTAGAACCGATTGTAGAACCGGTTGTAGAACCGATTGTAGAACCGGTTGTAGAACCGGATGAAAATATAGAATCTCAAGAACCTGAAATTATACAAATGGAAGAAGTAAAATCGAGAGAAGATTTAAGAAAAGAAAAAATACACCGAAAACTTAAAGAATCACAAAAAGAATTTCAGTATGCTTGTAATATTTTTAAACAAGCTGAAGAATTAGTAGAAATTAAAAATAATAGAATTAAAGAACTAGAAGAAAAATTAAATAAATTAAATTAAGTATTTTAATATAAAATAAAAAAATATTTTGTATATACATAATATAATATGAAGCTTGATAAGAATGTTATGCAAATGTTATTCGTTGGAGCATTAGTTGTACTTTTATATTTTCTAGGACAATATTGCACAAATAGCGGTATGTCCCTAGAAGGTTTAGAAAACGCTGCTGTTGAAGCAGGTGTTGTAGGCACCGGTTCGGCCGGTCCGGTATCTATGGGCGCTCCACCAATGGAGGCGGGTGTTGAACCCGCCCGCCCGAGTGGTGAAAATGAAATGTTTATGCCAGTAGGTGAAACTGCCTCCCCGTACGGGCTATCGGGTGGTAAGGTTCCACAGGATTGTTTCCCAAAAGATCAGTTAAGTCCGGATGAACTTCTCCCAGGTAATGCTGCCACTAAATTTGCGGCCTCAAATCCCCAAGCAGGCGGCGAACTTAAAGATCAGAACTTTTTAGAAGCAGGATACCACGTAGGTGTTAATACAGTTGGACAAAGTCTCAGAAACGCAAACAGACAGTTAAGATCCGAACCAGCCAACCCGCAAGTTAAGGTTTCGCCATGGATGACCACCACCATCAGCCCAGACACCAACCGCAGACCTCTAGAAATTGGTGGTTGTGCTTAAAAATTTTAATATTATTTTGTTAATTTTATATATACTATATATAAGATAATGGATTGTTCTAAATCTCTAGTTGTATTTATAGGATTAGTGGTATGTAGTGTTATATTACTTAATTTGACAGGTCATGTTAATTTTTTTGATAAAAAAGAACTATTTACAGATGCTGAAATCAAAAAATTAAAAGATATAAAAGGTAATAAGTATGAAAATATTAATATAGAAAATAAAGTTCCGAAAGGGTCTACTGGAGAGTACAATATAAGAAACTGGGATATTTTTGATAAAGTCATGAATATATTAAGTCCGCCTACTAAACATTCCGAGGATAAACCTACCCCTGAAGATACATCCGCTAAAGAAGCAGCAAAAGCAGCAAAAGCAGCAAAAGCAGCTACAGATGCCGTAGCAAAAGCAAAAAAGGATGCTGAAAAAAAAGCAAAACCGTCTGATGACTGGTGGAAAACAGATGAAGGTATTAAAAGAAAAAAATTATTACTTAAAACATTTAAGGAAGGAACATCCGGATACAAAGTATTATTAAGAACAAATTCGGCGGCCTCAAAATTCTCTAAAGAATTTTTACAATATATGAATGTATCATTCAATAGTAAGAAAAATATTGCAAAATGTGAAAGAAGAGATACTGATAATGACATTGACTGTAGTTATGCAGACTGGAATAGATTAAATTCTCTATACGATACAGCTAAAACAGGAATTAGAGAAGAAAAAAATAATAAACAACGAAAGAAAATTGATAAAAATTTTAGAAATAAAAGAAGTTCTGCTATGCAAAAATATAAATTTGATAAAAAGAAATTAGAAAAAGAACTTAAGAAAATAGGTAAAGAAAGAAAGACATTTGAGGACAATCTATATGGTATTTCACAAGATGCCGATGATACCGTTAAAGCATCAAATGATAAGAAATCTAAAAAAGCACAAGGAACAACTGCTGTAGTAAAAGATACAGTTAAAGAGGACAAAACAAGAACAGCTGATAAATCTGAATCCTTAGTAACCCAAAAATTCATGAAAAATGAATTTGATAAAATATTCTCTAGAATGGATGGTTTAGAAAAACAATTAGAAGAAGAAACAAGAAGAGAAGCGTTAGAAGAAGAGGAACAAAAGAAACAAGGAGAACAACTTAATGAAGTTACACCAGGACAAGAACAATTAAACGGTGACATTAATACTCAAGGAATACTTGATAATGAAGACAAAATGAGCAAATTTGATAACGCTTGTAAATTCATTAAAAGACCACAAAAAGACTTTGGTTTTGACGGTGGGGGATATAGTTATATGAAGGACATATATTGGGATAAAGGCAGAGAAAGACAAGCATCTAATTGCCCGTCTAATTGTGAACCCGCTGGTATATTTGCCCAAGGTTCTCCAGTTGGCTCTTTAGATGTTACTGGCGTAGGATCTATTCTACCAACTTTTAACTATTCTGAAGGTGGATACAAATGTCCAGAATACACGAGACCGGACAATAAGTTTCAGGATGTTGATATGTTAGCAGTTGATAAAGGAACACTTGATCCAAATGCCTGGCGGGGATCATCAAATCAAGACGGGCCATCAACTGGTTATGGATATAAACAACAAAATGAAAAAGATCAAGAAATATTATCTAAACCACCCCAGAAAAAAGTATTTGGAGATAAATATGGATCTATGTCTGGTAAAGAAATAGATAGATACCCCTATACGCAATCAGTAGGACAAAATAATAATATGTCGTCTGAACGTTCTAATAACATATTTAATAAATTACAAAGTAGATATAAAAAATCATGGGATACAATCAATGTAAATGAAATCGGTAAATTACCTGGCCGTGAAATTAATAATATGACTATAACAGATATTAACGCCCTTAAAAAGAGAGGATCCTCCTATATTTTTAAATTAGACAACAGAATTAAGGAACTAGAAAAAAAAGAAGGATTTACTAATTTTGGTTTAGAATCATTTAAGATTAAAGAAAGCATCAAGGCAAGAGTAAAAAAAATCATAGATGATCTTCAGAAATCAAAAACAACCGCAGCTGGAACAACAGTAGCAGGTAAAAAAAAAGTAGCAGGAACAACAATAGCAGGTAAAAAAAAAGTAGCAGGTAAAAAAAAAGTAGGTATAAAAAAGGGATTGCCCGTAACAAAAATAGATGCAACGTTAAAATCAGACCTAAAGCAATTCATAGAACTTGTAGAACACTCTGATCATGGTATGGTTGATGCCCCTTTAAAAGATATGGCCAATACTAAAGACGGTGTTAAAAAAATTAAGACGCAAATAACTAAAATATATGGAATATTATCAGGCTCGTCAACACAGCCAAGAACTATAAAGGAAGTAAGGGGATTAGTAAAAACAAACGTTCCATTATTTAGAACAAGTATAAAGGAATTTGATAATTTAATTAATAAAAAAGTGGAATTAATTGGAAAATGGGAATACCAAGTCGCAAATGCTAAACCATCAGATAAGAAAAAATATATAAAATTAATAAAAAATGGTCAACAGCTAATTGACTTTAGTTTAAATACTATAAAACACTATAATTTAAATATACCTCTTGCTCCTAAAATAGATAAAGCCCACAATCCAGAACAAATAAACGCTGATATTAAAGCATATTTAAGTGACGCGACCAGCACTACCGACGGCCCCATAGGCAATATCATTAAAAAAATAGGAAGTGTTTCAACACTTTATAAAGGGAGTAAATTTGCGCCTGAACATACTCAGCAGTATATTGGAGAGATATTTGATAGATTCACTAGTACTGACATCCCAAAGAAGACATTTGGTAAAAACGCAAAAGGGCAACCCATTAAATTTAAAAATAGTAGTTCTGAATTAAAATATCAAAAACAATTTATAGATAAAGTAATTAAAATTAGGGTTATGTCCTTAGGTGAAATTAAAAAACATGTCCCAAATGATAAAGCTATACATAAAAATGTGAATGAAGATTTTAAATATATTATTTCGGATATACTCAAAGAAATATCAAATAAATTATCCGAGAAAATCTACGAAGTGGTCAGTGGCGATACGAAGGTTAATACCACTATGAATATAAACTGGATTAATAATAGGCTCAAAAATCTAGAGAAGTTAAATATAGACTATAAGAATGACATGTTCATACAAGATGTAAATTACATCACCGCTAGACATAAAGAAATAAAGAAAGATTTGGACGAGTTTCTCAAGAAGAATCCAACGCCGTAAAATAATACTTAAAGGATTATTAACATTAATATTGTATAATGGAAGAACAGAAGGAAGTATACAATCCTAAAAATAAAATTGTGTCTGATGAAGAAATTTGTCAGTTTTTAAAAAATAATGGTTTGGATGAAGTGCCAAACGATTATTCATATTATAAATTAGCATTTGTTCATAAATCGTATTCTAGACGGGATGTTCCTAAAGATATTAAAACGGAAGACCCTGCCAAAAAAGCAATTCCGTTGCAACCGCAATCTAATGAACGAATTGAGTTTCTAGGGGATGCTATTCTAGGAGTGGTAATTGCCAGATATTTATATGAACGATTTCCGGAAAGTGACGAAGGATTCTTAACTAAAATGAGAACTAAACTAGTAAATGGTGAAATGTTAGCTCACCTAGCTAGAAAGATAGGATTTGCTGAATATTGTATTATGTCTAAACATGTAGATGACAATCATAATGGAAGAGACAATAAACATATTCTAGAAGATGCGTTTGAGAGTTTCTGTGGCGCTATATTTACTGATTTTAATGAACAGGATGATTCGTGGTTTACAGGAAAGGGATATATTGCAGTAGAAAAATGGATAACTAATATTATCGAAGAACAATTGGATTGGACCGAACTTATTCTACTAGAAACAAACTTTAAGGATCAACTATTAAAATATTATCAACACAATTTTAATATTACACCGACATTTAAACCTAATAAAGTACCAGAATTAGAAGGAAATGGTAAGACTTTATTTCAAATGGACGTGGTAGATTCAAAAGGAAAGATTCTGGGAACAGGTAAGGGCACAACCAAGAAAAAAGGCGAACAAGAGGCAAGTAAAAATGCCCTTAAAAAAATAGGAGTTTTATAAATATTTTTAATCTATTATATTAGTAGAATGGACGAATACATCTTACCAGAAAGAAAAGCGTTTGTAAACTGGTTTAACAATGAATTTTACAAAAAAATAGTGGACCGAAGAAAAGGGAAAGATTTAACAAAGAAGATATATCAAGAAATGTTGAGGGATTATTTAAATACTGAAGCACCATACAGAGGAACTCTAGTTTACCATGGATTAGGAACAGGAAAGACAGCAACAGCAATTACAGCAACCGAAGGATTAAGAAGTGATTGGGAAATAATAACTATTTTACCGCCTTCTTTAGAAAGTAATTTTGTTGAAGAAATAAAACGATTTGGCGATCCACTTTTTAGAATATTATTGGATAGTGTTAATAAGTGGGTTTACGTAGAAAAAGAAGATATGCCTGTAGAATTAAAAGAATTTACAGCGCAATATAGATTAACAGATAGATTTATGACAGATAGAGCAAAAGAATTACAAGAATTATATAAACAATCCGTAAAACCTGGATTGTGGTTAGAAATGGGAGAACAAGGTACAGGTGGAAAAAACTATGACGATATGGAAGAATGGGAACAGTATCAATTAAATAAACAAATAACCAAAATGATAGAAATGAAATATAATTTTATAGGATACGATCCATTCCCAGATTTTAACTTAAGAAAAAAGGAAGGACGGATTCCAAGAGACGACAAAGATAGATTCATAACTAAACTAGTAAAAGATTCTGTAAAAGGAACACCTTTTAACAATAAAGTTATAGTTATAGATGAAGTTCATGGGTTCATATCTCAAGTCTTTAATAAACTTAATAAAAAGGAAATAGAAAGAGCATCTCAAATTTATTCATGGATAATGGAATCGGACAATTGTAAATTAGTTTGTCTGTCTGGAACTCCAATAGTAAATAGACCTAGTGAAATAGCCCTTTTAATTAATATGTTAAAAGGACAGCAAAAAGTATTTACATTTAAATTGGATAATATGTCGGAAGATGAATACACAGAATTAAAAAGATATATGACAAATATGTTAAATATGTCTCCTATAAAACAATTTTTAGTAGAAAAACAAAGGGGTAATACTTTTATATCTATTGTTAGAAATCCTACTAATTTTGTATCTGTGTTAGGTCCCGGCGGAGTAATAAAAACCGTTAGAGGAGACAATGATATGACAGACGCAGATTTTGTGTCTGATGTATATGATTTAATTAATACTCAATATACAATTTTAGAACCAAAGAAAAAAGAAGTTAAAAAATTATTAACGAGTGAACCAAATGATTTTTATAGAAAATTAAATGCGTTTACAATTTTAGATAAAGGCACGGTATATGATTGTACCGATAACAATGTATTTTTAGATATGTTTTTTGACCCCAGTTATAACTTAAGAAATGAAAAGAAAGAATTATTAAAAAGAATGTGTTCTGGTTGTGTGTCCTATTACCCGTCCAGTGATGATGTAAAATCAGAAGAAATGGCCATTAAAAATAAACCAACAGAGGTATTAGAGATATACAAAAAATATAAGTGTATAGAATCTATCCAAATAGTAAATTGTCCTATGCCTTATAAGATGTTTGAGGCATATGATTTAGAAAGACTAAAAGAAAAAGACATGCTCAAACAAACAAGAAATACTAAAAAAATGTATAATTTTGAGACAAATAGGTCTGAGGTAGTTAATAATAATAGTTATCATATTAAGTCTAGAATTATATGTACAACTGCAACAAGTAAAGACCATAATGTTAAGCAAATATTAGAAGACCCAGAATTATTAAGACAGTATTCACCAAAATTAACTAAATTGATAGACATCTTACAGACAAATAAGAATAAGTGTATGATATATTCACAATTTATTGAGAATGGTGGTTTAGATAATGTAGAAGTGTTATTAAAACAAGTCGGAATAGATTACCGGAAAATAACTGGCGGTGAATCAAAACAACAAAAGAAAAAAAATTTAGACGAGTTTAATAACACAGATATTCAGGTTATTTTAGTGTCAGAATCTGGTAAAGAAGGTATATCACTTATGAATATACGCGAGGTTCATATTCTAGAACCATATTGGAATTTTACAAGAATTCAGCAAGTTATAGGTAGAGCAATTAGAAAGGGATCGCATAATAATTTACCATTATCTGAAAGAAATGTATCAGTTTATTTGTATGTTGCTGCTTTACCAGATGAAAAAGACCCAGCAGTTTTAGCAGAAGTCCCCGAAAAAGACCAAAGTGATTATGCCGCAAAAATATCAAACCTTAAGGTGTATGATACATTTGGAACAATGGATCAATATTTATTGGATATGATGGATACCAAATTTAAAATAACCGAACAATGTAAAAAAATATTAATAGAAGCATCTATAGATTGTAAACAAAACGCGAGAGGGGTTGCTGGTGTAGAATGTATAGATTATCCTAAATTATTACAAAATGAAGATACTATATTCCCTGGATTGTCCAATTCTAGATTAGGTAATGTTAATGCAAAACAAATAAGAACAATAGGAGTTAAAAATGGATCAACATTTATTGTCGAGGGAAAAACAACAACAGGTGATAATCCTTTATTATTATACTTTAATGTTCCAACAAGAGCAATGGAAAAAGATTTAACAGATCCTATAGGGATTATATCTTACAACACAGCTAGAGCATTACTCGCAAATAGAGATTGTTTAAACGAACCACCGAGAGATTTTGAGTGTATTGGTAATGTTATTAAAGTACCGGATGAATTATTAACAAGTGAAGAGCATCCAAGTTATCCTCGATTAGAAAATTTAATTGAAGAACATATCATAGGATATAAATTAAAATATAAAGGAAACAAAGAATATTTTGTAAATATTCATTTGAGTAATAACCTACAAGATAGAGAATTTATAAATATATTATGGGAGTGGGATAAATTTGAGAAAAGAGGGTATGATGAACTCGGTTTACAAACCTATTCATATAAAAAAGGAAAAATCTATAAATCAAGGGGGCTATTTTAATTTTTAGGTCTAAAGAATACTTTTCTAAATTCATGCATATCTTTATCTCTTTTAATATCTTCAATAATGTCAAAATAAGATTTATTTTTTAACATATTGCTTACAAAATATAAACAATAAACGCCGCATTCATTATTCCCCATTTGATGTTGTAAATCATTCTGGAAAAATTCTAAATTTAAACCTATTTTTTCAGATTGTTTTTTTAATCTTTTGTATAAATCTTTAACTTGTTTTGGTGCTGGATCTGAAGTAGAATCAAAAAAATACATACCATATATCTTATTATTTTTTACTTTCTTTCTTAATTTACTTTTTTTTCTTCTCTTTTTTCTAGTTCTTTTTCTTCTATTGTTTCGTCCTCCTATTTCACCATTTTCATTACCTCCTCCTAATAATTTATAACGGTCTATACCTCCTAAATCTATATATGCAGATATCCAATGTTCACCATCTTTTGTACTGGGGTCAGTATTAAAAACGAATCCTATTTTACGAATACCTTTTTTATAGAGTTGTGGAATAGATATTTTACATATATCAGATACTTCACAATATCCGTCTTTCGCTTTTGAATCAAAATCAATTGGAGAAGCTCCAGTATAATGAAAGTTCTTATATGCTTTTGCATATTGATTTAAAACATTATCAATATCCGATGTATTTAACCATTCATTAGGTTTTTCACGCCATAAATCAGGCATGATAGGAATAAATATATCACTTAAATTATTTACACTTTTTTTTACAATATCGGTAGACACCCAACACAATTCATCTTTACATTGATTTTCTTTTTCAAAATAAGATCCTATTGTATCATATAATTGTTTTTTTGAACATTTATTTATATAATTAGGAGCAATAGTGGCACTGACTTTAGCAATATTTAACGCAATATTCCTTAAATTTTCTAACTTAAGGCATGAAATACCATCTTGATCACCGGTGGGAGAGCAAAACATTCTAATATAAACCGAGAAAAAAATTTAAAATTTAAAATTCGGTTGGTAAACCTTTACGGTTACCACCTCGCTGACCAATATGTTTGCGTTGTTGTTCTGTAGTGCACACGCATCCAGTATCGGTAGTATAGGTAGATGGACAGCACGCTGGTGAAGATTTATTAAACGCGAAAGAAAATAAACTTTTTGGAGCGGTTTCAGTTCCGTCGACCGACGGGTAATTGTAACTGTGTGGGTCATAGACAGTTGTTTTGTCTTCTAAAGAAGTAGGGGTTCCAAAAAGTGTGTAGATATCTTCAGGTTTTTGTAACTGGTGTAGAGATTTTTGCGAACCTAGAACTACGCCATCATATGGGCCCATTTTCTCTTCACTGGCACTGGACATATAATTGGAGTATTTTTCGATAGAACCAACACATTGACCACCGAAGTGGATAATAGCAAGAGCGAGAACGGTTAATCCTAAACACATATTAGTGTCTTTTTTGTTGCTGTATATTAGAAAGACATAAAGTCCAACCACAGAACCATAAAATAAATTTCTTTTATTCATCATAATCATATTATATACTTTATATTAGAAAAAAAAGATTTAAAGTCATAACTATAATTAAATAAAATGACCGACTTAAAGTATCCTTTAGTTATGTGGTTCCACGGGGTAAACAATACAAAATGGGGAATATCTAGTTATTCCCAAATAGCAAATATTAATAATTTAGTAGAATTCTCAACGATTCATAAAACATTAGATAACAAAATGTTTCCTAATTCAATGTTTTTTTTAATGAAACAAGGAGTAGAACCTACATGGGAATGTCCTGAAAATAAAAACGGGGGGACATGGTCTTTTAAAATAAATGACTCGTGTGTAGAAGAAATTTGGTGGAAAGTAAGTTTGTTATTTCTATCGCATAATATTTTCCAAGAAAATGTAGATCTCCAAGGAATATCTATAGCCCCTAAGAAAGGATACTATATATTAAAGATTTGGACTAAAGAAGATGGTAGTAAATTAAACTTTTCTATTGATATAGAAAGCATTAGAACAGAATTTACAAAAGTAAATTCGCAATATAAAAAACACCGGTAAATTAATTTGGATTATGAATTGGTGCTAAACATAGTTTAATTTCACCAAGTGATCCAACGGCATATTTTACAATAAGGGGATAGTCATTACGGAGATACATCTCAATATTATTACACAGATTGGTACATTTAGTAAATAAGAATAGATGTTTTAAAGCAAATATTCCTTGAACTATAGATTTATCGGATACATTAAAATTCATACCATGTTGTGCTTTTCCTAGAGTTGTTTCTTGTTCTGCAAAATCGCCTTTACAAGATAGATAAAGTGTTTCTCCTATACTTTTAATTTCTACATTGTTTGCTAAGTTATGCATATCTCTAATATATTTCTGAAAATCACCACTGGGCATAGTTATTACAGAATTAAACTGAACAGCCGGAATATTAATTTTATCTTCTGCTAAATCAAGGATATTTAGTTTGTATACTGTTTTACATGCTTTTTCACCATTTTCGATATTAATACATAATTGATTTTCATTTCCTTTTTCAATATATAGTGATAAATGATCATTATTATTCATAGTTTTAATCAACTTAAATAAGTTAAGCATGTTTAATCCTATAACCATTTTTTCAGCACAATAGAATTTTTGGAAATCATGTAAATGTAAATGAACCAAAACTGTATGCGTTTGATCGACGGCTAGTAATTTAATACACCCTTCGGTGTCATCTGTTTTGGGATAGAACTCAAAGTTTGCATCCGTTAAAATTTCTTTAAGGGCTTCTATTAAAATTCTAAATTCACTGGATTGTATAGTTTGGACATAAAAAATATATTTGGATGTATCTAAATTATTTTCACTCATTTTACTATATATATTTATCATTTCTTTAATATATTTTATTGTGTTATCAAACGAGGTGCGATACTCATAGTCTGTAATTCCTGGAATAATAGTTTACAAGCATATGGCACACTTATTTGTTTAAAGTCCGAAAAGTTATTACATCTCTTACATTCATAAATACCTTTTTGTGGATTGACGACAGCGGGAATTCCACAATTACAACAACTATACATTGTATATTTATCTGAAACATCAATCATTCTTTCCTTGAGAAAGGCACTAGCCCCATGCGCAATCATACAATCTCGTTCCATTTCACCAAAACGGAGACCACCATCTCTACTTCTACCTTCAGCAGGTTGTCTGGTCATCAACATAACCGGACCACTTGATCTTGAGTGAATCTTATCAGTAACCATGTGTTTTAGTCTCTGGTAGAATGTAGGACCAATGAAAATTTGAGTATTCATTTGTTCACCTGTAAAACCATTGTAAAGTATTTCATTACCAGTTTTTTCATATCCAGTTTGTCCAAGAATACTTTCTAGTTCACTAACTTTAGTTTCATTAAATACATTACCATTACCATAGTATCCAAATTCACAACAAGATTTACCCAAAATACATTCCATCAACTGTGCTATAGTCATTCTGCTAGGAATAGCATGGGGATTAATAATAATATCAGGTACAACGCCATCTTTAGTAAAAGGCATTTCTTCTTGTCTGTAGATGACTCCAACAGTTCCTTTTTGTCCGTGTCTCGATGAAAACTTATCACCAATCATAGGAACACGCTCACTTCGCATTCTCACTTTACAAAAGTTATATCCATCGCCATTAATATTGATATAGTTTTGGTCCACAGTTCCATTTTCATTATTTTTAATAGATATAGAATTATCTTTGTGAGTAAAATTTCCATCCCGTTTTATAGGTAAGACTTTTCCAATAACAATATCTCCAGATTCTAGTTTAGTATTAACTTTAGCAAAACCGTTGTCATCTATTTTATCATAATCAACTGGTTTAAGATGAATAGTGGATTCTCTATTTGGTTTTTTAAACCGTTCTTCTTCTCCAGTTGCTTGATTTTTATGTTCTTCTGATCTATAAGTTCTAAAGTATACTGATCTAAATAGTCCTCTGTCAATAGACGACTGGTTCATAATAATAGAATCTTCTTGATTATATCCAGAATAAGTAGCAATAGCCACGACAACATTCATACCATTAGGCATTCTATTTAGATGAATATAATCCATTACTTTTGTAGAACATAACGCTTTTTGAGGATAATACAAAATATGCGAGAATGTATCCAATCTTGTCGTGTAATTTGTTGCGTAAATACCCATTGCTTGTTTACCCATAGCACTCTGATATGTATTTCTGGGAGACTGATTGTGATGAGAAAATGGAATACAACTTGCTAGAACGCCCAGAATCATAGAAGGATGCATTTCACTGTGTGTAGTATCTTTTTTACATTTATCCAAACCCATAGAAATCATAGTGTTACAAACTTCATGGACATCAATAAATTCTACAATAGGGTCCTCGTGTTGCTCACTTACTTGGGATGAACAATTGTCTGGCGTGACATTTAGATTAACATTTCCTACTAAATTGTTCCAAGAATATTCACCATTATTTAGTTTAACGTATCTTTCTTTAGTCATATTACATTTGCGGTCTTTAATAATAAATAACGGTCGGGTACATCGGCCTGCGTCTGTAAATACATACATCTCATTTAGTATGATATTATAAGATACACTACTGTATACATTAATACTACCACTCTTCTTATGGTTTTTTACTAGATTATATAACTCAATTGATTTATCTGTAACCCCCAACCAATCACCATTAATAAATACTTTGGTTTTATCTATGTCATTAATATCTAAATCTATAAAGTTTTTAAATAACGCACTTTTTTGAACAATATTTCTAACATTACTTGAGGACGTATTTTGTGTTATCTTACACATCATAGCAATATTTTTAACTACACCAACAGATTGACCTTCTGGCGTCTCTGTTGGACAAATATATCCCCATTGTGTACCGTGTAGTTTTCTAGGCGGAATAAGTTTACCGCTATCTTTAGATGTTGGTGTTGCCACTCTTCTAATGTGTGATAGATATGCCGGATATGTCAATCTACTAATAACTTGTGAGATACCCTGTTTATTATTTGTACTTTTAAGCCCCCAATTACCTGTCGCCAACCCACTTTTAATCGAAGTTTCTAATGTCGAGCTCTTAATTATTTTATAAATATTTGTGTAATTAATAATATCATTATAGTTGTTATTTGCCCGCCATGACCCAGTATTAATTTCTTTAATAATAGATGCCCGAATATCTTTACACAATTTTGAGAAGCACTGTCTAAACAAGTTCGCCAATAGAATACCAGGTGTTTCTACCCGTTTATTACAATAGTTATCTCTGTCATCCAACGGAATTTTTTCTATGTAACACAATAACAATTTTTTAATCATATAACCAGTGTAAAATAGTTGTTTCTTTTTATTGTTACCTAGATGAGGTAGGTACTCTTCTTTTAATATCTTTTTTAAGTATGTAATTTTCTTTTGAGCCTCTATTGTTGCATCTGAATAATATACAGTAACATTTACATATTTACAAATATAGTTCAATGCGTCGCCTTCGGTTTTTATATCTTGCGATTCAATAATAGATTTTTGCAGAATACGCATTAGTTCTACATTTACCGGATCTTCCACAGATTTGCTAAAATCACCCAAAATATATTCTATAATATCTTTATCACTACCAGCACCGAGGGCTCGAAACAATACAAATATAGGTATATCATGTCTTACATGCGGTAATGAAATATAAATTTTACCACTATCTTCACCTCTCATTTTGTCTACGATTCTAATACTGATAGTTTTAGGCATATTATATGTGTCATCCGGAACACTTCTAATTTCCGTTAAATGAGAATATTTACTTATGTTTTTATTACTTTTAAAGACTAATGGAATATTATCCGCAATTTTTTCTTGACTTACTAACACTTTTTCATTACCATTAACAATAAAGTAACCACCAATATCATATTTACATTCTCCTAATTTTTTTGCTTTTAGATGTTTATTGTCTGATAGAACACAATATTTACTTCTTACCATAATAGGTATTTTACCAATATTAATCTTTTTTAGAACTCTAGGCTGTAACTGAATAATCTCATCTTCTTGGTCAATATAGGTATCAATATGAATATCAACATATAATGTAGAGGAGTAAGTAAAGTTTCTAATTCTTGCTTCACTTGGAAACATTAATTTAGTTTTACCATTATTTTCATGAATAATTGGTTCTGATATCTGAGGATTTTTCATATCAATATGGATTGTATATTTACTTTTTTTATCCTCACCAGGCAATTCTATTCCCTCAACAAAGAAGTCTTTCATCGGAAAGAAGTGACTTATAATATCTGGAATTTTTTTGTCTATAAAATCATCAAATGATTGCGTTTGATGTTCCGACAACCTATATTTATCTTTAAAGTAAAGATCAATACATTTCCAGGGATCAATATCTAGATCTTTTTTATCCATTATAAAATATTTATATTTATCTTCTTAAATAATTTTTCAATTTTAATATTTTATATGAAGCAAAACATAAAATTCATTTAAGATTAATTTAATACTCTTTTAAAATGAAAGAGTATCAAGTAATGACTGAAAGAAGATATAGACAAGAGAGGCCTGTAAATTATACTCCTAAAGCAGTACCGTTTGAATTAAATAGTATTAAGACATTACTAAAGTTCGCTAAGTCTTTTCAACGAGAAAAGTTTATAATAGATCATTACAAACTTAGAAAGATTAAGAAACCGTTAGAAAAACTGGATAATATTATTGGTTTGGATAAATTAAAAGAAGAAATATTTAATTTAGTTATATATTTATTATTATATCATGAAAAAGGGGATTTATTACATACTGTTTTACAAGGTCCACCAGGTGTAGGTAAAACTAAAGTAGCCGAAATAATGGCAGAATTGTATGCCGGACTAGGATACTTAAAATTGGGACACATTGTTAAAGTAAAAAGAAATGATTTGATTGGTCCTTTTTTGGGACAAACAACCGACCGAACATCTAAAATACTTGATAAAGCAAAAGGAGGTGTATTATTTATAGACGAAGCATATCAATTGGGTAATAGCTGTGAAAAAGATACTTATTCTAAAGAATGTTTGGATGCACTTAATCAGGCATTAACAGAAAATAAAGATGAATTTATTTGTATAATTGCTGGTTACGAAGGGGCTTTAAAAGATTCTTTTTTTTCGAAAAATGAAGGACTCGAACGCCGTTTTCCTTACAAGTTTACATTAGAAAAGTACACTAATAAGGAGTTAAAAGATATATTCTCTCTTTTGTGTCGTGAGAAAAAATGGACCCATGATAAATTTGAGTTACCGGAAAACTTAAAGTTTAAAGAAAATGGTGGAGACATGGAAAAAATGTTCCATTTTGCTAAAATAAATCATACAAGAAGAGTTATTAATGAAGAAAACTTTAAGAAGAAACACCTTACATGTGAAGATATTGAAAAAACTTATGAGTTTTTTAAAGAAAAAGAAGATGATATTGATAGCGACAGCGCAGCAGCCATGTATTTGTAATGGATAGGCTTCTAATCACGGGTGGATAATCTGGACCACGCGTTAGTCGGGACGCCGCCAATTCGTATGTTGGTCATTTCTTTAATGAGGTCTATTTTAGATTTTTCAGAACCGTCAGGAGTAGAAGTATTTATGTCGAGGGCCGAGTGATCGGCGTTATTAATTAGTTTTTGAAGTTCCTCCAAGGAGAGATAACTATATGAGATAGCCGCGGCCTCCAGTAGTGTCTTTGTACTGTAGTTTTGTGTCCCCCAACCCATAGATGCCTCAATTTTAGTGGTGAGTTTGTCTATCTTAACCTCCCGGTCGGAGGGAGTCATAGGCCAAGCTTGACCAGGCCCACAGCCAATCTCGAAGGTCTCTTCTCCCGCGCGTAAAACTGGTTGGCCTTCTTCGTCGTATGAATCGATGATGCCAACATCTACAAACCCTTTCGGCAAACTCCAATTGCTCTTCTGCACAGAATACTCGGGCCTTAATGCGACGTAATTTAGTTTATAACGCATATCACTCCACGCCGGGTGGAACTCACCATCTGCGAACGTAGTGTCAGTCCATGTGCCATTAACTCCTAACGGCCTTCCTATCCAGTTCCTATCCATTGGGAAGATTATCAAGGGGGCGTATAGTACAGTATAGTCCTTATCCGTCATCGGCCCTTTCACCCAGTTCCGGGCCGGACACAACACTCCCACAGCCGAGCCTACCATCCTACCCGCGTTTGCCACCGCAACACCCGTCGCCACAGCGGGCAAGATAGTCGAGCCGGCCCAAATTGCCGCCGCGGCGCCGGCGCTGGCGCCTATACTACTATCGAAGACGGAGCCACCAGAATGCCGTTTTCTGGACTTTCTTACTTTTCTAGACTTTCTTACTTTTCTAGACTTTCTTACTTTTCTCCGTCTCTTTCTCAAAGTTTTTCTTACTTTTCTTCCACCGCGTTTTGAAACTCTTCTTTTTGAACGCCGTGCCATTTATAATATATATAGATAAAAAATCCATATATTCTTATCTTTCTTCGCGCTTTATTCGGCGTCTAATAGGTATTTATAATATATAAAGAAAAAAATCTATATAATTATATAATGTTTGAAAGACTTGATCAGAAGCAGTTTGAACACGCCCTTGATGTTCTTATTCTTTTTAAACAAACTTGTCCCAAAAAAACAGTTTATATTAATGAGAAATCTGTAAAAGAAGCGTTTGCTTTTATGCAAACGCACGGAAAAGACCTGGCAGCGCAGATGGGAATGGTTAAAGAAGAATCTGATTAAAAACTTATAATAGCAGTGAGTGGTTTATGGTCACTTGTCATATTAGTATATTTTTTTCTTGTATTTCTAGGGAGTAAAACATTTTGGTCATCCCCTACAGTTTCGGGTCCAAATACAACTTTAATACTATCTGAAATAATAATGTGATCAACCGCGAGATTATAATTTTCAGATTTACCATCTATATTCCATCCTGTTTTTATTTGTCCTTTATTTAATACTGTAAGGTTACTATTAAAATTATAATCTCGCCCAAATGTAATATTTTTTTTTATTTCACGATTGAAGTCGCCCATAATAAGAATTTTGGGATTTTTTTCTTTAGCGCCCTTTAGCGCAAATGCTACTTTAACATAATCTTTAACCCAATCTCTTTTTTCATGTGGTCCATGTATTGTACCAACAATTAAAGATTTACCTGTTTTTTTATGAATAAAATTATGAAATAAGTATGGACGACCTTTTTCAATAATATTACCAAACAATAGATTGCCGTCTTTCTTAAATAAATCTCTATTATAAATTATTATTGCTTTTGTTTTGCCCAATACTTTAACTACTTTAGAATAGTTTCCATGCCCCTTTTTTTTTAAATCTTGAATGATATCGTCGGCTAAATCTAGTTCAGCTTCTTGTAAAGCAATGAACGAAAATGGATTAGATGAACATATCTCTATGGCGTTCTCCCGACATTTATTTGGGTTAGATTTACCACATTTTTTTCCGTACGCCTTTGTTTTTGTTGGTGCAGCAGTACCGGACATACATTCCCAACAAACATTAAAAGTTAAAACACTTATCTCTGTTGGTTTATTAATGGATTTTCTTATTGTTTTTCTTTTTCCTGGACGCCCCATTATTTGATATAATAGGAGATAAAAAATTATAGTAAATTATTATCTGGCTTTTCTCTTTGCTTTTCCCTTTGTCTTTCTTCTTTTTCTTCTTCTGGTGCGTTTTGTCTTTCTTTTTGTGCGTTTTGTTTTTTTTTTCTTTCTTTTGCCTCCTTTACTTGATACATTACATGATTCGCTTACCTGCGCATCGTAAACATTAGGCCCTCTATAGCCTATATTGACATTGAGTGGCGTCAGGGGAACTATAAGCGGTGTACCCGGATCAGGGAAACCTGCCGCTGGGTTATCCGTGTCACCCACTTCACATGTATAATGCTTTTTATCGTCACCACGACACGGGATTATAATCATCATATTTTGGTCCTTATCGTCTTTCGCAGCAAAATATTTGTAGCGACCTTTACGAGTTGAATAACCGTCACTCCAATATTTTTCTTCTGGTAGAATTCCATGCATGTAACAGGGGCTGGCCGTTGTGAATCTATGCTGCATATATATATATATATGTATATAGAAAAAAATTTATAGGGTATCTAAATAAGATTTGTTGTGGGCGTAAATAGTCGCACCGAAGAACGCTAGACTCATCATTAGATGAACGTAGTGTGGTGGGCATTTGATGCCCATACCAACCGCGTTAACAAGAGAACAGTGTTGCGAGTGTTCTGCTAAACCCCAGAAAAGCGCATTTACAAGTAAAAAAGCAACTAAAAGCATTTTCGTATTATTCATTTATAATAATATATAATATTTTATTTTCTAGTAATGCCGCTAAAATTACAAACATTGTGTTGATTGAATCCTATAGTAATACCAGATTCATCTGCCTCTGTAGGGCGGCGATACGCCTGAATCCGATTTCCCTTAAAACGATGGAACTTGTAATAGTTACACCGATAAGTTGTCGGAACAATTACTTTTTGTGCTAGATCCTTGACCTTGTATCGATAGTTTAAATGAACAAATTTATCACCAAAATGAAACTCTGAACCATTAAAACGAAGGCAAGGCCAACTATTAAAGTAATTAAGATAGCTGAACAACCGAATCTCAAAACAGGACTTACAGTATCCACACGCAATCTTCTTAAACTCTGCGCGAGACTTCTGAGTATAATAGAATACAGCATCGGGGCAGAAACGGAATTTCTTACAGCAATCACGACAAGATCCCGTAAACGATTCGTTTACCTTTAGTAAATAATCCCGTTTAAGAGGATGGCGAATATGCATTGGATCAGATATGTCATCGTAAGGACAATTTGATTCATCCCACTCTTGTCTCCATTCGTCTTCTGCTTTCTGACAGAAGGGAGTCTTCTCTTGCGAGATAAAATACTGGTTACAGGTCTTAATGATACGCCACCAAAGTTGGATACGGAGTGCTGCTTTTTGTTTGTTCATGATTGGTAGTATTATTGTTTACAATATTAAATCATTCAATTTTAAATCTCAATATTAAGTAAATGAGAAGAGAAAAGATTAATATTAGAAAGAAACATAAGAAAAAAAAGACCAAATCAAATATGAGAACTGTTAAAATAATTTTTAAGAAAAAAGGAGGAAGAAAAAGAACAAAAAGAAAAATAGATAAAACCTTAAAAAACTTAAATAGAATGAAAAAGAAAGATATAATGAATGAGTTGTCTAAAAATAAAATTAAAGCACACAGAGGTTCTCCTACTTCAGTTTTAAGGGATATTCTATTCTACAAGAAAACAACCGGTATTAATATTGTTAGGGATTACTAAGAATTAGTGATAAAATATTTTTTATATTTTCTTCTATATATATAAATGAAAAGAAGAGATATTATTTTAGTATCATTAGCAGTTGCTGGTATAGTATTAGTTGGTTTATATACGCAAGGTTTCTTTAAAAAACAAGAGAATACATTTATTAATCCAGTTTTAACAGAAAGTAATAACAAAATTTGGACATATTTAGAGAAAGACTATTCGGGGACAGACAGGCTATCACTCCCACATAACAACAAGGAAAGAGATATACCGGTCTTCTATAAATATTGTGCTAATTTAATGAGTAAATACAACACAATTATAGTAACACCCGAAAACATTCACCAGTATCTATCCGAAAATGATGTACCATTCAATAATGTTTATGAATCCCAGCTGTCTTTTAAGAATAGGAGTGATATTATAGGTGCGGCACTTTTATATAAGCACGGTGGATTATTCTTAGAAAGAGGAACCGTATTAATGAAAGATCCTAAACCTTTATTACAAAAACTAGAGATATACGATTTAATTACTTTTGGAATGGCGAGAAATCCACCTGGCCCAAGTTGCTGCTCGGTTGAAAATATGCCTAACAACCAAGTATTAGCGAGTAGACCAGGTAATCCAATGTTACCTCTTTATAAACAAAAATTATTACAGTACTGTGGGTCCGGAAATATTAAAGGTGGCAATTTTGATAATGCTGGGTCAAACGCTCTTGCTGAATCTTTAGTTCATATAAAAAAAACAAGCAGTTCTACACCGAATATTCCAAAGAGACCGTTTAATCACTTCAACTTTGGTGCTAACTTTGATGGAACAAGAGACCACCATCACAATTTTGTTGATTTTAATTTACTATTAGGTAAGGAAGACATTGTATATGCTTCTCCGAATCAGATATATTTTATATCAACACCAACTGATGAATTATACCGAGTACCTTCATGGGGATGGTTCTTAAAACTAAATGAAGAGCAATTTAATGAATCTGACATCTATCTTGTTAAGACATTAAACTTAAAGTTGAAAGAATTATAAACTACATAAGCATACAACAATATTACCAATAAAAGCAAATATGGGAGTTAAGGGACTGACAAATGTAATCGCAAATAAAGCTCCTCTCGGAATTAAAGAAGAGAAAATTACTTATCTTAAAGGAAAACGGGTCGCAATTGATATGAGTCTGATTGTTTATCAGTTTCTAATAACTAATAAATTTATGAAAAATGAAAAAGGAGAAGCAACTGGTCATGTATATGGAACTTTCTTCAGACTGGCAGGATATGTTGATAATGGAATGATTCCGATTTGTGTATTTGATGGAAAACCACCAGATGCCAAAAAAGGAACAATCCAATCTAGAAATAAAGGCGTAAAAGAAAGTTTGGATAAAATCGATGAACTAAAGAAACTACCTCAAACTATAGAAATTAAAAAGAAAATTAACGATTTAGAGAAAAAGAGCACAAGAATGACCTGGCAGCATGGTGAAGATCTTAAAAAACTTCTTACACAAATGGGTATTCAGTGGTATCAAGCAGACGGAGAAGCAGAAGCTGGATGTGTCTGGTTAGTAAAAAATAACTTTGCAGACACGGTTATGACCGAAGATATGGATACACTACCGCTAGGTACGCCTACCCTTATTCGTCGCAGAGTTCGTAAAGGTCAAAAACCGGACGATATTACGGTATTTCATCTTGATAAAATTCTAGAGGGACTCGAATTAACAATGGAACAGTTCATTGATATGTGTCTACTTTGTGGAACAGATTATACACCATCTATTCCACGCGTAGGATCTAGAACAGCTCATACATATATTAAGAACAATGGTAATCTAATGGATACTTTAGAAGCACTGCGTGCAAAATCATTTACAATGGGTGACTTCGTTCTCCCCAGCAACGATTTGTATCTTGAAGCAAAGAATATCTTTATGTGTTCTAATGATGGTATTATTAATACAGAAGACATTATTACAAAATTAGAGCCACTTAATGTGACAGGTCTAAAAGAATTTCTAAAAGATTATATCAAAGACACAAATAGAATTGATAAGGCTATTAATAAACTACTTTAACTCTAACTCTAAAATAATATTTTTTTATCTATTTATTTATATATATATATAAATGAGTGAAAAATTAGCTGTAACAACAAATTGTAATATTTATCAACGGTGCCGTGATTGGGCGGCATCTGGTGGAAATCTATTAGGGAAAACTGATAGAGGTTGTAACATGAATACGCTGGCATTTTTACAAGCATTAACGCGTGAACAAGCCACAAGGTTTGTACCATCTGACACAGGGGCTAGGGCATTAGGGGGCTCCAGTGTTGACGATATAGTACAAGGATTAAATACATATTACGATAAGCTTTCACTTGGAAATTTTTTTAGTGAAAGAACATATCCTATTAGAACGGTGGGCGAACTACAAGCATTTTTTATAATGTTATGTCATAATAAAGATGGATTATTAAAACACGATGAATGTACCTATGCAAGACTAAATAGACCCGCTGGCGTTGCAGATCATACGCTTGTTTTTTCTAAATATCAGGATCCCAGAGAAGTAGATGTATTTCATATTTTAACTGTTGATCCGCAATTACAACTACTATGGGATCTACCTTCAGATAAATTACCAGAAAAATTAGGGCCGTTATTACAATTATGGCAAAGGCCTGGGTATGAGTACGAAAGTATTAGTTTAATATTTACCAGCAGCGGCCCTGATCAAGGTCCGGCGCTGGGCGCGGGACCTGCCTACACCGACGCCGTGACCGAGCCGATTATAGACTCTTCCGATCTGGCCGTGAATCCTATCACACCGCTTGAGATGCAGCAGGCTCGCGTGCGCATCGGTTCCGCTGTTGGGACGACAGCGGCGGCAGGAGGCACACCGGCAGCCACGCTCTCCGCCTTGGCCACTGCAGCCCACGCGCAACCAGACACTAGCGATTGGTCAGTCCAGGAGGCACCACCACCACTGCTGCTCGATGCGGCCGCCAGGGACGTTGGCGGTACCGCGCCTGGCGGTACACCGGCAGCCACGCTCTCCGCCTTGGCCACTGCGGCCCACGCGCAGACAGACGCTAGCGATTGGCCAGTCCAGGAGGCACCACCACCACTGCTGCTCGATGCGGACGCCAGGGACGTTGGCGGTACCGCGCCTGGTTCCGGCGGGAGAGGCCATAAGTCATCATTTTCTTCAAGAAAAAGAATAAGAAAAAAGAAAAGATCTAAAAAAAAATCCAGAAAAAAGAAAAGATCTAAAAAAAAATCCAGAAAGAAGAAAAGATCTAAAAAGAAATCTAGAAAGAAGAAAAGATCTAAAAAATAAGTATTTATACTGGGGTGTATAAATAACCAACAAAAAATGTCACTCATCTACTACATGTGTAAATTACTTTCTCTAACGCCGAAGTCCGCGTGAAATATACTATATTCAAAACAATATGGCTATTCCATAAGTTTGTTACGATGAATAACTATATAGTTTCATATTATTCATATAGTATAGTTCTTATTTCTTTAAGTGCTTTCACTGATATCTTTTTTTTATATAGTTAATCGTTTAAAGAAATAATAATATTAACTAGATAATGTTTACCGAAAAAATACAATTAATCAATACTATTTATAGTGGTATAACTAATATAAATAATGATAATGCTGGCTGTTTGCTAGCATTTATCGATTTAGATAACTTTTTTAAAACAGAATATAAGGTAGAATATGAACCATTTATTATAACTACTGATATAATGTATTCTCTATTAAATTTATGTTCCCATAAATCAAATGACATTAGTCAATATGCACAAAATATTAGCAAACATTTAGTATTAACTATTAACGAACACTCTATTAAACGCATCCTTCCGGTTCTTCTGGATTTTAAGTCGTCACTAAAATGGAAGACAGCCCTTAATCGACTTATTCTCCTGGACGAACTGGCTAGAACAGCGCCATTAACTGTTTCTAGAAATCTGAATACGATTATTCCGGTTATTAGTGATATGATGTGGGATTCGAAACCACAAATAAAAAAGAGAGCTAGTAAAACAATGACCAGCTTATGTAATACTTTAGACAATAAAGATATTGTTCCATTTATTCCTGATCTTGTTAAATGTATTGAAGATCCTAATAATGTATTAGAAACAGTTCATAAATTAGCCTCAACAACATTTGTCCAAAGTGTAACCTCACCTGCTCTGTCTATTATGGTTCCACTTCTTAAGAGAGGTTTTGTTGAGAGGAAAGATTCAACCATCCGTCTATGCGCTCGAATTGTAGACAATATGGCAAAACTGGTTTATACGCCTCTAGACGCAGCACCATTTCTCCCAGAATTACTACCACTTTTAGAAAGTGCGAAAGATAATGTGTCTGACCCGGAAGTTCGTTCTGTTTGTGAATGCGCCTATAACAGCTTATCTAAATCAGGTGATTTAGGCAAACTCGCGACCATGAAAATCATGAGTGCCGATAATATGTTAATTGATATTAAATCAATATTATCTGAATGTAATACAGACATTAAATCAGATACACTGCTACAAGTAAAAGCGGAATATATTTCTTTAATTACAGCATCACTAATAGACTGTAGAATTACTGATAAAAACGAGTGGGCATTAGATATCAAACCATATCTAAATCTAGATACAGACTATATATTTGATAAACTATACAATAAAGCAATGGAAGACATTACCATCCCAGAAGACACGGAAGGCGACGATAATGTTGAAGTTCTTTGTGATTGTAATTTTTCTTTAGCATATGGTAACAAGATCCTGTTAAATAGTACCAATCTTAAACTAAAAAGAGGTTATAACTATGGATTAGTCGGTAAAAATGACTGTGGTAAAACTTCTCTACTAAGGGCAATAGCAAATGGACAGGTAGACGGATTCCCAGTTGACCAGGTGCGCACCATTTTTGTGGAAACAGACGTTCAAGGCGATCTTTCAGATTTAACTGCCGTAGATTATATTTATTCTGACCCACTTCTTAAAGATTCGGCTTATACCAAAGAACAAATGACAGAAACATTAAACTCTGTAGGATTTAAAGATGGAGCTGCTGCTAACACAACCTCAAAGGTAGGGCAATTATCTGGTGGATGGAGAATGAAACTAGCATTAGCAAGAGCAATGCTCTTACAAGCTGATATCCTTTTGCTAGATGAACCAACTAATCATCTAGATCCATATAATGTATTATGGTTACAACAATATCTAAAAAGCATTAATAATGTTACAGTTATTACTATTTCTAGTGACAAGCGTTTATTAGATGAAATATGTTCCCACATTATTCAGATAGACTCTCTCAAACTAAACTTTACAAAAGGTAATCTTAGTAACTTTGTTGAAAAACATCCTGAAGCCCAGAGTTATTTTGATCTTAAAGCGTGTAAACAGAAGTTTATATTCCCATCACCTGGACCCATAGAAGGTGTAACTTCTAAAGGTAAAATTATCCTAAAAATGAATGATATTACATTTACCTATCCGGGCGTTTCTAAAGCGCAATTACAGAAAGTATCTGTTAGAGTTTCTATGTCTAGTCGGGTTGCAGTTGTTGGCGCAAATGGTGCTGGAAAATCTACCATGATTAAACTATTAACTGGCGAACTAAAACCAGATAAACAAAACGCAGATGGTTCAGCGTGTGGCGAAGTCTGGAAACATCCTAATTGTAAAATTGCCTATGTTGCACAACACGCATTCCATCATATCGAACATCATCTTGATAAAACTCCAAATGAATATATTAGATGGCGATTCCAGTATGGTGATGATAAAGAAGCATTAACAAAAGTAACCCTGGAATATACAGAAGTTGAACTTGCTAGAATGAAAGAACCATTTGTTATGGACGAAGCAAGGGAATCTGATGGGGAAAAGATTCGTGTTAAGAAAATAATGAAAAAACTAACAAGTGGGAGAAGAAACGCGTCGATGGGGCGTGGTATATCCTACGAATATGAATGTGAATGGATGTCTGGATTAACAGGATGGTTACCACTCCAGCGTTTAATTGATGCTGGTTGGCACAAAGCAGTTAAGACTGTTGATGAAAAAGTATCCGCAAGGGAAACGGCATTTCAAAGACCACTAACAACAACAAATGTTGAAAAAGCATTAGGTGAATGCGGATTATCACCCGAATTTGCAACCCATACCAGAATGGCTGCTTTATCTGGTGGTCAGAAAGTAAAGGTTGTTCTGTGTTCTTCTATGTGGAGTCAACCCCACATTGTCATTCTTGATGAACCTACTAATTACTTAGATCGTGACTCCATGGGTGCGCTTTCAAATGCTATTGATGACTTTGCTGGTGGCGTAGTACTTATTACACATAATGGAGACTTTTCGGGTGGTTTGTGTCCTGAAATGTGGCACCTAGAAAATAATACTCTCAACCTAAAAGGTGATCCTTCTTGGTTGGCTGCGCAAGACGCAGATAAAAATATTGTAACCGAACAACTTAAAACATTTGAAGATGCATCTGGTAATACCATTAAAATAAAACCCTTGAAGAAAACCCTTTCTAGAGCAGAAAAAAAGAAAAGAGACCGTATCCGTAAACTAAGAATTAAAAACGGTGAAAGTGTAAGTGATTTAGAATCTGAAGAAGAATATTAATTATACTTCATTAGCTGTTAAGATTATTTCTTCCGCTAAAACAATATCTGGTTCAGGTTGTTCCCTTAATTCTTGTTTTAATTTTTTTACGCGACAAATAAAATAGATGCCGATAGTGCTTAATATAAGTACTCCGCAAATAGCAATATATATTCTCATATCTCTGTATTTAAGTTATATTTATATTAGTTAGGATTTTAAACTTCTTCCGCTACAATTGTTATAACTGGATCAGTATTAACTGGATCAGCATTAACAATAGGATTATGATTGTGAATTATGGCACTTCTATTTAGTTGTGTTATAAGTCTTCTATTTATTTTTCTCAATAAATGAACATAATATCCAGTCGCACAATTAATAATTAATAGTGTATATATAATTCTATTTAATATATTTTCTTCATACATACTATTAATATTTATTAATATTTATTATTTTCTTTTCGTTCTTGTTTTTCGTCTTGTTTTTCTTTTCTTTCTTTTTATTTTTGTTTTTTGCTTCTTTCTGGATTTTTTTTTAGATCTTTTCTTTTTTCTATTTCTTCTTTTGGATTTCTTTTTTTTGGGCGTTATAGGATCATTTACTATTATTGCGTTTGGATGCGAATAATTGGTTGTATCCGAGACGACCTCATCATCACCGTCGTATCCGGCGGGGCTTCCTGAAGTGCCACTGAAGCTGGTAACGGTTTCGCCCCACTCGTCGTCACTGCTATTGTCACTGGTCACCGCGTGCCACTCATCGTCACTGTCTGAACCAGCAGCTGCCACTACACCACTGGCCACTACGCCACTGCCTGAACCAGGACCCGCCGGCTCGTCACTGTCCGGATTAGCTCCCTTGGGAGCGAACTCCTCGGCGTCGCGGTTGAACTTGAATCCGGCGTAGTGCTCTTTTAAAACGTCAGAGTCAGGTTTAAGAGCCTTTAATTGATTTACCCATGATTTTTCTTTATGTTTTGCCCCCAACTTATTATCTTTATTTATGTCTTCTAATGCTATTTCTTTTTCATTTATTAACCACTCTTTTTTTAATACTTTAAAAATACTATACGGTGGAAACTCTTCATATACAGGGACGGCGCGGCGGCGCTGTCTACCTAATGCTTTATTTATATCTCCATGTAACTCTGTTGTTTCATTAGAAAAATAAATATCTATAATAGATTGTGATATTAACGCACCACCGGACCGTTGATACCTTACATTTATAGATATTGTATTTGAACGATCTGATTTATTATAATATATATCTATAATTTTAACACCTATATTACCTATAGCCCTTATTATTTGAGCTTTATTTTCACGATTAAAGTATCTGCGTAAATGTTCATCATACATTTCATCCCTTAAATTATTAATATCCCCAGGCCTTCTTGGTTTAGCAAATATTTCTATATCTACATCTCTTGTATTATAATCTGGATTAAAATGTTTAATTGCATATCCACCTGCTATAATTACGATAAAATCATCTAAATTATCTATATTTGTAAATATGTCATTATCTAAAGTTTCTAATAATATGTTATGCGTTCCATCATATATTCTTTGTTTCAAATCCATTTATATTTATATATGCTTATATTTTATATTTTTATTAGGGTCTAACTTCATCTTCTATATATTTGCTTCTATCTAAAATATTAAACGAAGTATATTCTTTCATATAAGCACTTCGTGCTATTCCTTTTTGACTGGATTTCTTAGCAACAGAATAAGAAGAGTATAATTTATTTGTTACCAGTAAAACAAATGACATAAATCCTGTTTTGGTTGATGCTCCTATTTGATTTTCATCACTCAATATCAACCCAGCTGACAGTATAACATTTATAAAATACATTACCGCTGTGGTTTTTACTGCTTTGTAATAAAGTTTATTTCTAAATTGTAGTTCATCCCTTAGTTCTATTTTTTCTTTGAGAATATCGTTTATGGCGGTGTCCGGTACGCTTGGTTCTATATCAAAGTGCTCTACACACCAGTCTTCACGCGTTAATTCTATTAAATAAGTGCCTATAAATCCAACAAGGGTCATACTATTAAAAATAACCACCAGATTAGGATAAACACCCACTCTATTTCTATTTTCTTCAAGGGTACAAATCTGATCCATGCCGTCAGAGTTTTGACACTTTTGCGCAACAAAAAAAGATAACATAGTTCCCATAACTACTTTATAGGACTGAAGCATGAATGTCCCAAAGATTTTAATACGCTCTTTTGTATCAGTATCTACTTTCATTTATACTTACCAAAGATATATTTATATTTATATTAGCGACAACGGGTAGGTTTAATATTATCTCTCCAATTGTATCGACCAGGAGTTTCATATGTCTTGGACTTATTTGGTGTAGTATTACTTCTCCAATTAGGCTCTAATTCGGCACTAGATTTTTTAGGCGCAGAAGTCGGTGCTGTTCTTTCTGAATTCTGCCTCCAATCCGACTCTAATTCGGCACTTGACTTTTGAGGCGCAGAAGTTGGTCCTGTGCTTTCTGAATCCTGTCTCCAATCAGACTCTAATTCGGCACTTGACTGTTGAGGCGCAGAAGTTGGTCCTGTGCTTTCTGAATTCTGCCTCCAATCAGACGACTCATCTTCTTGTTCAGTAGTTGCAGAAGTGGACATATCTGCTCCTCTAGACCAATCTACTTCTTCACCGTCTCCAAAGAATACACTTTCTTTAGAAATAGGCGTGCGTCTATTGGAATAGTTGTCAAAATTTTCAGGTTCATTAACGACCCCCATTGACGCAGTTGGGAGAACTGAAGACGGCGTGTCTGGTTTATATGAATCAGAAAATTCTTCAAGTGAAATAGTTTTGACTTTTGTCTTTTTTTTCTTATTTTTACCCATTTTATTTCTAATAAAAAAATATATTTTATTTTTCAATTTTATTTATTTAAACTTTAGTAATTTTTCTTGTTTAGATTTGTCAAGATTCTCACAGAAACACCAACTTCTCTTTTCTTTATCCCAAAATGCTCCAAGTGTTTTTGCTTTGTCTTTGTCTGCGTATTTAACCTTAATATAAGTCTTCTTTCCTTCGGGTTTTTCGGGTTTGTTTTTAAGGTAATGTTCGTAATTTCTAATAACACCAAAGGCTTCATCAAGGGTTACTTCTTCAATAGTTTTTTCATTTGTTTTCATAAAATAGGCTAGATTATAGAATTTACCTTTCTTTTCACCTTCAGTACTAACTAATAGATAAGGTCCATATTTTCCCGAACCTGTACTAATAGTTTTTCCGTCCTCGGTTCTACCCAATTCATTATTTTTATCAACACTAATAGATTTACATTCTTTCTTTTGTTGGACAACAGTTGGATTAAATGTATCATATACTTCTTTAACAAGTTGTTTCCATTTAATAGTTCCTTCTGCTACGGAGTCAAGTCGTGCTTCTACATTAGATGTAAAATCTTTATTAATAAGTGAATCAAAATGTTCCAAGAGATATTCAAGCACTTTTTCACCTAGTTCTGTAATAAATAGTTTATCTTTCTGTGGGGATCTTACAAGTGGATTGGTGTCTTCTTCGATTTCTTCGGGATTTTCAGGAGTAATTGTTAGCGTCTTTCTAGGAATAGTTTCTTTTTTTGTAGACTTCTTTTCGATGTATTCTCTTTTATAAAGAGTATCCAGAATGCTAGCAAATGTACTTGGTCGCCCAATACCAGTCGCCTCAAGTGTCTTAATAATAGAAGATTCGGTATATCTTGCCGCTGGAGAGTCTGGAGTATTAACTGATTTTGCCCAGTCAATGCTAAACTGTTTATCTTTGTTAATAGATTCGAGTTCACTTTCTTTTACGGGACGCTTATAAATCTTTTGCCATCCATCAAACTTAATGACGGTGTCTTTCATATTATAGATACCTTCTATATCGCCATTTGTTAGTTCAACATTGTACACATTTAGAACGCTTGTAGCCATTTGACTAGCTAATGTTCTTTTGTAAATCATTTCATATAGTTTTTTATGTAGTGGATGGGCATCTTCTAGTGTAGATCTACTTGGATTTGTTGGACGAATTGCTTCGTGTGCTTCTTGAGCACCTTTCGTCTTTGTTTTGTATGCTCTTGATTTAAAGTATTCATCACCGTATTTATCTTTAATAACTTTACCAGTATTAGAAATAAAATCGGGTGATAGACTTACGGAATCTGTTCTCATATAAGTAATTAGACCGGCTTCATATAACTTCTGAGCAATTTGCATTGTAGCACTTACATTAATCCCACTAAAGGTTGCGTCTTGCTGAAGTGTACTTGTTGTAAATGGCGGAGGAGGATTTTTATTTTCTTTTTTAACGGTTTTATTTTTAACTTTATAATCTGTTTTAGAAACACTATTAACAAGAATATCTTCAATAGTTTCTTCATTTATATCATTTTTCTCTTTTTTAGAGAAAGTGTATTCTGCCTCATATTTCTTATCAAACCCCGCGGATACTTTAAAAGAGAATTTACATTTATAGTTCTTAATTTCTGTTTCTTTTTCATTAATTATTTTGAGTGCTGCACTCTGAACCCGACCGGCGGACAACCCCGTTTTACCAGGAATATGCTTCCAAAGAAGAGGTGATATACTATAACCAACAAGTCTATCGATAATACGACGCCCCTGCTGGGAATCTACCCAGTTCATATCCAAAGGCACCGGGGTTTCGAGCGCTTTAAGAATTGCTTTCTGGGATATTTCATTAAACTTAATACGTTTTGTTTGATCCATAGGAATGTTAAGTAATTCCGCAATGTGAAATCCAATTGCTTCTCCCTCACGGTCATCGTCCGGACCTAGAATGATGTTTTCTTTACCAACTTTTTTAGCAAACTGTTTTAACTGAGTCGCGATTTTAGTATTAGTAATAATATAATTAGGAGTAAAAGTTTCGGTATTAATAGACATATTTTTTTTATCCAAGTCCCTAAAATGTCCAAATGACGATGTAACTATATATTCGTCTTTAGGCAACATAGTTGAAAACTTCTTTGCTTTAGCAGGAGATTCTACAATAATACACTTCATTTTAGTTATATATGTTAAGTAATTAATTCAACTTTATTTATTTCTTATTAGTTTATAAATGGATTTTTTAAGCATTTGTCATTTTGTGTTGTACTTTATGTTAGCTTATTTTAAACACAGTTATGTAATAATAACTATTATAGGTATAGTATGGGAAATATTTGAATATACTATAACTAATGTACCAGTTATAAGAGACTTTTTAATTAAACATTGGCCATTCCGTAAAAAATGGATGCTAGATAATAATAATATAAATGTTCCATGGAAAACTGAACAGATAGAAGATAGAATAGAAGATTTAATATTTAATTCACTTGGGTACTATTGTGGAAATTACTATTTTAACTTATAGTTATATTGTGTCTAATTTGTAGAAATAATATTATTAGTAATAAGTATAATGCAAAAAATTAAAACAACAGGTACAAGAGCAGAAGTTTTTCACGGAAAAGCAAAACATACATCTGGTGGACTAAAAAAAGTAAATTTAGTTCATAACAAAAACGGTAGAATAGTTAGTAAGAATGCCTCGGATGCAGCAAAAAAGAACAATAACTTAGTAAAAGCAGGATATACCACGGAAAAAGGTAAATTTGGTTCTGTTTTTGTAGGTGGAACAAGCGCTAAAAAGACTGCTAAAGGTAAGAAATCACCTACTAAAGCAAAAAAATCACCAACTAAAAAAAAGGGGTCCACTAAAAAAGATTCCTTTTCTTTTTTTTAAGAATTATATATAAATGGATCCAATAAGTTTATATTTTGTAGGAATAGGTATATGTTATTGTATACTATTTATAAAACGAAGATATGATAATAATCAACAGGAGGTAGTGCCAGATAGAATACCTGTACCACATTATAATCCAAATAGGGCAAGACAAGGACCGGTTATTCATATACCCGCAGTAGCAAGAATAGAAATTCCTGTCCCTGATATAGCACCTCAAAGAATACTTACACCCGACAATATATTTGAATATAAAAATATTACTTTTAAAGCATTAGAAAATTTAGGATCTGGTGAATGGAGTTGTTGTTCTATTTGTTTAGAACCCATGTTAAAAAATCAAAATATACAATTATTACCATGCGGACACTACTATCATAATAAATGTTTAACAGATTGGTTTAAGAAAAAAGAAATTGACCTCTGTTGTCCTATGTGTAATCTTGATTTAAACTCTAGGAACTAATAGCGAAATGAGTAAACTTAAAGCGATAATGTCTACAGGACTTTTAACTGGTGAAACTGCTGAAACATATTTTACTAAATAGTTGTTCCATAAGAACTTACCTAAGAATGCAGTTAATACTACGTATACAACCATAGCAAGTAAATTCGCTAGCATATATTCTTTTGCTGGTTCTCTTGGTTCCTCCGAATCAGTAAATTCTTCGTATTGTTCGCGTGCTGCTAAGAAAAATTCTGTTAATCCCATGTTTTATATTAATAATAAATATATTTTTTTAGATAAAATGGATACAATTAAAAACATTGTAACCTATCATTTTTGGAACTTCGCAGAATATTTTAACTATGAAAGTTATTCTGAAATAACGGATAATATCTATATAGGCAATATCGCGGGTTCCTGTGCCGACAATTTTGATACTATAATTAATGCGTCTACAGATATTCCAAATTACCAACATAGTAATAAATCTATAGAATATAAAAATGTTATTATAGAAGACAATTGTACCGAAAGAGATTTCTTAAATCTAGATACACAATTAGATAGTATTGTAGAATTTATTCATTCTAAAGTATTAGAAAAGAAAAAGATATTAGTTCATTGCCGTGTAGGATCACAACGCTCTTGTTCTATAGTTGCTGGATACTTAATTAAATACCATGAAATGTCAGTTCCTATGGCTGTGTTCTTAATTAAAAAAAAAAGGGATATTGCGTTTAATGGACACAATCATTTTGAACCAGTTCTTAATAACTATTATAATTCACTATTAATTAATTAATAGTTCTTTATTTTCATTTAGTTTCTTATAGCACTTATTAATAGTTACTTCAGAAATATTACAATTTTTAGAAATAAATTTTTTATTTATAGAATAGTTAGAAAGACTACAAGCCAAATAAATACAACCAACTGCAATACTCGGAGGTGTATTTTCACATGTTAATTTATTTTCAAATGCTTTAATTGCGAATTCTTTAGATTTTTCACATACATTATCCGGTAGATTTAGTGCTGATGCAAATCGTTCTATAAAATCCACAGGTTGTGTAGGGGTTTTAGATTGTATTTTTTTCTTATGAATTGAGTTATACAAATCATAAAATTGTTTATTACCTTTTGTCATT